CCTGTCACGGAATTCTCTGAACCAAACTCAGAACTGATCTGGTTATCGTTTAGATCATCTTCCCACCATTCACGAGTGTAGTTCTCACCTTCTTTAACGGCTTCTTCAATAACTGATGGGCGGAAGTAAGGACGCTTCTTTAACTCTCGTAGTTGGGATCGTGTATACCGATGACGCTCGATAACATAATTACATTCTTCCATGTTGTAAGCGTCTGGATCAGGATAAAAATCCCAGACAGATACATGCTCTACCCGTGGAACAGTTTTAATAATCGGATCATACTCACCGGTATCTGTCCAGTTTGCATATTCTTTATCGTAAGCAAACGGGCCTTTCATAATACCGGTTCCAAACAGAACTGATTCAAAGCAAGTATGACGAAGATGCTTAGTAGCAGAAGATTCCTCTAGCTGGTCCTTAATTTTCTTTTCCATCTTTTTAGCAGCTTCTTGAGCAGGATGGAAAGTTACGGCAGAAGGAGTAACGCCAGGGCCTTCTTTTAAACCTTCTAGTTCTTTTAGATCTTCTTTCAACGGACCTAAGCGTTCTTGTAAAGAATTTGAGGTATCACCGGGCTGAAGATCTCGACCGTCACCGGGATACCCATAAATACTTTCAATTTGTTTCTCTACCAAATCCTCAGCTTCAGCTTGCTTCGGATCTACGTGGGCAGTATCTACGACACCTTCGGGTAGAGTAGTCGGTTCAATGCTTAAAGGGAATCGGTTTTGACTTAGAAGAACATCAATAAGCTGGCCGTATGCAGCTAAAACTTTAGTCTTGGTAACCTTAATAAATACACGAGACTTTTCCGCCTCGGTGAATTGAACATCAGGACCGTATAAACCTCGGTAGTTTCGGTATGCTTGTAGCCACCGATCTTCGTCTGTGTAGCGACGATCTTGGGCGCGATTATACCGTGATTCGATATAACTTACAAGACTATAGTAAGAAGAATCGTCTAGTCCGGCCTCGTCATCTAACACAACAATATCAGTTTTATCTACCATGTTTTAATATCCAAATACGTTGTCGCTAGGTTTCCAGCGTTTTTTAGGTGTATTTTCATATGCAACTCTAACATTAGAAGGTCGAGATTGTATCATGTATCGCAGAGCGTCGTATAAATGATCTTCTGATTTAGTATCTACATCTTCTGGATTACGAGGATCAATAGGAATTGCTGCTAGTTGACTTATTAAATTTCTACAGTTATCTAGGATTCTAATCCCTGGCTCACCTGTGTCTTCATCCACCGCTAATCTTTTGTGCAACTCAATCTTTCCCGCGACACGAGAACCTGGAGATCTGTCTGAAGGTCTAAACCTACACCCGGTTGCATTAAGAGCCTCGGCAATAGATGGTCCTGTATCACCACGTTTAGCCCAACACGAGCTATCTAATAACGCATCATAAATCCTACCGTCACTTGCTTCTGTTTCTCGGATAAGTTCCCCGAGTTTATCGGCAGTTAAACGGTTAACATATAACTCCCTGTAAATCCACAGGCACCCGTCAAAGTCTACTGCGCCCCAAAGGACACCTGAATGTGCCGCGTAGCCAAAGTCCGCTGATCTGATTTTCGTCCACCCGTGAGGAATCTCAAAAGATGGTACCACATGCGTCTCTTTGTCAAAGTCTGGAAACGCTCCGTCGTCAACTGCATCCCAATCACCATATAAAAATTGTTTTCTTTTTACCTCTGGCAAAGAAGCCAGCATAGAAATATAACTAGAATCTTGTGTTAAGTACGGATTATCCCAAACAGAAGCCGCAATAAATTTACGAGTGATCTCAGAAGTTAAGGTCTTCCCCTCAACCTCATATTCAACTTTCTCTGTAATTTTCGTGCCAGCCTCAGCCGGGTCGATGAACATCTTTTTAACCCACGCAGAACCGATATTTCCTGGGTTACCAGTCGCACGCATATGCAAAGGAAGACTTGGGTCAGTAGTTCGTAAGGACGAACGAAGAAAATGCCATACATCCGGGCTAGCATATTGCGGCAACTCGTCCACACCAATCCAGGAATAGGACTGACCTTGGTAACGTAAAACGTCTTGAAGGTTTTCACAATAGCCGAATTCAACTCGTGCTCCACTTGGAAAGTACCATGTATTTTCTTGGCTCTTAAACTTTGCTTTCGGTTCGATCTTCTTATAAATCTGTTGAGTTTGGAAAATAACATCTCTTAATTCAGGCATCGACCTACGAATTAATAACGCACGATGCACTGGGTTATGGATAAACCGTAACGGTGCCACTAAGAGGGAATAAGTTTTACCCCCGCCTCTTGCACCTCCATAAAAAACTTCACGTTCTGTCGCGGATAGAAAATCAGTTTGTGGGCCAGGATTAGCCTGAAAAGCAATCTCTCTATCTTGAACTACTTGGTCTGAAAAGTCTACACCAGTATCGACAGCATGTGGTTTTGTCTTTTTGACGGCTCGCTGTAGCTTTCGCTCTGCGATTCCGTGTTTGATTCTGCTTTGTCTTTCTTGATCTTTAAGATCTTGTAATCGTCTTTGTTCAGCAGTAAGACCGCGTCTCCGCTTCTTTCTACGTGTCTCAAGTTCTTCGGGTGACCATGCGATCTTATGAAGTCTGGTTGCCGATAATTTTCTACCTGTTTCATTCTCAAGCCATGCTGCAACCTTGCGGATAGGTTGATTGCCTTCTCTAATTTGTTCGACCGCAACCTCCAATTTATCCATAGTAGGATTATGAGGTATGTACTCTTTTCCAACAATGTCATAGCCATAAGGTAATCTACCTCTTGCTGGGATTGGTTTACGATCTAAATGTCTGGCTTTATTCTGAGGCATCGTCCTCGTCGTCATACTTTAAAGGAGGTAAAATCAATACAGCAGACTTGTCCGCTTTTACTTCAACCTTCTCAGTTTTAACTAGACCAACCCGATCCAGGATCTCTTTCGATGCTGCTAGTTTTTCCCGCGTACCTAAAGCACTGGGATCATCTAGCACACCTGTCATGGATAGAACTGCTTTAGGAGCATTAGCTGCAAGCATATGTTCAGCACGATCTATAATCTCATCTTTAAGATTACGGATGAGACGGGCAGGGTACTCGTGTTTAGAATACCCCGCCATGTCCATAGCTGCACGGAAATTGCCCGCAGCTTCACCGAACAATGCATTTAAAAATGCTTCTTGTTGTTCAGTTAATTTGCTCACGACATTCCCTTCTTATACATCCCGCCGCGCTTAGTAAAGCCACCTGCTTTCATACCATACTTAGATGGTTTTGCTTTACGAGTAACGGCCCCACCCTTCTTTAGGTTTTGTTCAGCGGCAGCTTCACCGATATTCTCTTCTTTTGCCTTATCACGAATACGCACCTTTTCCCTTAGACCGTAATCATCTTGGGTCATGTCATCAGAATAAGACGGGCCTTTGCGTTTTTTTAATTCTGCTTTTGGTTCTGCTTTCGGTTCTGCTTTTGGTTCTGCTTTTGGTTTCTTTTTAGAAACCGGGGGCATAGTCGTATCCGGCTCACCGATTTCTCCATCCAAAGAAAGACCTAGTGTATTGCCTTTTTTGCCAGTCCGGTTATACTCGCTCTTTAATTCAGCTTTAATATCTTTAATTTCTCTTCGAAGGTTTTGTTTATCCAACTTATCTAACTTAACTGTACCCATAGCGCTCCTAGAACGAACGCCGGATTCAAGCATAGATTCTAACTCCTCAAGTCTTTTTTCTAATTTTGTCACATCTTTACTGGGCATAATTTAGACCTTTCTATACTGTTTAGTTTTCTTTGCGATTGCCTTGGGTTGCTTTACGAATTGCTTCCCAGCTTTTGTTCCTGCTCGTTTAGCTCTTGTTGTAGAAGCATACTCGGCAGATGATAATGACTTAATTGCTTTTTCAGGAAGATACCTTTCTCCGGTTTTACCGGAAGGCTTACCTGACTTTGTACGCCATTTCTGTTTAGTCCATGCTTTAAGACTACGTTGAGGTTTTTTTAGAGTCATTACTCGCCGTCCCCGTAAAAACCCCGCTGCCTAAGATATTCCGCCGCTCTTTCAAGAGTATCAGGGGAATCTCCCAGCATACCTAGCGCCCTATTACAGGTTTTGTGAATAATACCACGAACGTCCCCTGTATCATGATTATGGTCAATAGCTGAATCGTCTGGACTCACCGCCTTATCGCAAACAGGGCATGTACCATCTTGCTCTTCGTATAAAGTCCAAAATTCTTCAATAGTAATGTTGTGGCGAGCGCATCTCTTTTTAAGAGTCCATTTATCTTTTGCTCTATATTTTCTGACCCGTTCAGGGTTATTATCTACGTACTCTTTATGCATTTCGTACTGACACCGTTTACATCTGCTTTGAAGTAGATGAGACTGCTTTCCCCCGCGACTTCTATATTCTGTAAAAGGCTGCCACTTATTACATCCGGTACAGGTCTTACCTTCTGATTTAGTCACGATAACCGCCGCCCTTAGCTTTGTATTCCTTGGCAAGCATTTCTGCCTTCCTAGCCGACCACTGCCCTGCTTTACCGCCTTTAGTACCAGCTTTGATCTTTTCAAAAAGCCTTTTACGCATAGCCGGTTTGGTGTAGTTACCTGCTTTATTTACTGTTGATTTAGTCTTAGTTACCATGCGACCCCTATAACGCGGTTTTTCCCGTCGTTACCCCCACCAGAACAGTCACCTTCCCGTCTGTTACTTCTTAGCTTTCTTTAAACACTTACCAGCGGCTTTACA